TCCTCGTCTTCTCTGACGCGCACTTTTGGCCCGCTATCCGCACCACAGCCTTCAAGGGTCTTTTGTGGGCGATTAAGACGCTTAAGCCTAAAGCGATCATCAATAACGGGGATGCGTTCGACGGGGCCAGCATTAGCCGCCACCCGCGAATCGGATGGGATAGTAAGCCTTCAGTCATCCATGAGCTGCGAGCCTGCGAGGCCAGCCTTGGCGAGATTGAGGACGCCGCTAATGGCGCCAAGCTGATCTGGGCGCTGGGAAACCATGATGCGCGCTTTGAGAACCGTCTGGCGAATACTGTGCCCGAGTTTATGCACGTTGGCGGGTTCAAGCTGTCCGACCACTTTCCGGCGTGGATTTCCTGCTGGTCATGCTGGCCGACTGAGGATGTTGTAGTGAAGCATCGCCTGAAGGGTGGTGTTCACGCAACGCACAATAACACCGTGAACTCTGGCATCAGCACCGTGACGGGGCATCTGCACTCGCTCAAGGTGACGCCATTTAGCGACTATCGCGGCAACCGCTTCGGCGTAGACACCGGGACTCTGGCAGACACCAACGGCCCGCAATTCGTGGACTACTTAGAGGACAGCCCGACGAACTGGCGCAGCGGATTTGCCGTCCTTACCTTCCATGAAGGCAGGCTACTCTGGCCCGAGCTTGTCCATAAGTGGGATGAGAACAAGATCGAGTTTCGCGGGCAGGTGGTGGATGTCTCCAAAGTATGAGCGCCTGGCTCATCATCGCCACGGGGCTGGCGTATGCCTTCGTCTCTCTTGAGCAGTTCTACAAGGGGAACCCGCAAATGGGCATTGTGTATGCCGGTTATGCGTTCTCAAATGTGGGGCTTTACCTGATGGCGCGTTAACGCGCCCGCCTCTCAATCAGCTCCAGCACATCGCGGTCCTCGGCCTGCTCGGCAGTCGGCGCAAATAGAGCGCGGTTACGCGAGGCAGCGCCTTCGCGTGGATCGCACAGGTAATACACCGCCAAGGACTTGCGGTACTGCCCTTCGGGGCAAGTAATCGGCTCAGGCAGACCATGCCATGCGCCTGTGGTGTCAAACACCACAGCGCGGTTGAACAGAGGCGCTATTGACTTCACCAACTCGCCGGGCTTTCCATTGTCATCGCGCCACAGACCGAGCGATCCGCCCCACGACTCCTGCCAATCAGGGTTGAGGTACACGATGAGATTGAGGCGGCGCTCCAGGCCGAGCTTTGGATGGATGCTGTAGTCGAGATGCGTGTTGAGCTTGCCGCCAGCGCCGTGGATGTGCAGTCCGCCACCATGAAGGCCATAGTCGGGGAAGAGCCTGCACTTTGTCAGAGTCTGGAATGGGAAGATGCACTCCAGCGAACTCATGTCATAGAAGAACCGATACAAGGCTGGCGTAAAGACGTGCCAGTTATTGCAGGTCTTCTTCAACTCGATGGCATTGTCGTATGTATGCCACACCGGCGAATCGAAGGCCGGGAAGTCGCTGGAGAGCTGCAACGCCTGGCGCTCGTCGAGGAACCCGTCAATCACCAGATGCGGGAACGGGTCCAGGCTATCCCACTTGTCGATCATTGGCGGGCACCGTAAGCAGCGATCAGCGTGGCATCGCTGCGCCCGTCATCCTTGACGCGAGCGAACTTGTCGGCGTGCGAAGGGAAGAGCTGGGCGGCGCGATAGCGAGAGCCATCCTTGCCTTGCGGCACATCCAGAGCGCGCTGCCAGGTGCGCGGCGGGATCGTCGTGGTCGGTATGTCGAGGGCAGCGAGTATCCCAAGGACTACACCGAGGCTCTGGCCCATGCTAAACATCGACGTAACGCCTTGCCCCGGCATCGCGTTGAGGCGCTCCAGGTACGCGCAGCCGGGTGCTGCCTGCCTGATAAGGCGTGCCAGCTCGGCGGCATTGACCATGCGCTTATTTTTGTTATTACGCTCCAGCGTCACGGTGGGCATATCGTGGAGGTCAATGAGCTGGCCGCCTGCCACGATGGCGATTGCGCCATTGAGGCCAACGTCGATGCCCAGAACCTTCTTCACCCTCAAGCCGCCTGCTGGGCCTTGGAGAGCTTTTCCAGGCGCGCTGCCACTAGGGCATCGGCGGCCTGCTCTAAGCGCTTTACGGCCCCGTATAGCGGCTCCGTGACGCCGTTAGCCCATCTGCTAACCTGCGCCTGGTCGATCTCCGCGACCCGGCACACGTCAGAGAGCCGAAAGCCGGCGCTCTCGGCTTTGGCGCGGATGTCAGAAATAGCTTGCTGGGCGGCGGTTGTCATGCCTAGAATTGTAATTCGTCTTTGACGGAACAGTCAAATGGTAGGGCAAAAAGGGGGCGAGGTACGCACCCCGCCCCTAAGCTATGGCAACCGCTGGGAGACGCAGCGGCTGAGGCGTGAGAAACTCAAAAACCCGCGCCTCGGTTCTGATTATGAGGCTTTGAATACCTGAGTAAGATGTAGGGTAGTTGACAAGAAAGTCAAAGCAGATATGATTCAGCAATCAGCAACCCACTAGGAGAAATCAATGCAATCACCTCGCCGCTACCCGCGCACAATGGAAGAAGCCTTCGGCCCGCATACAAGTCGCACCATCAGCGAACCATACACACCGATGGATACAGCCGACAAGATTGTCCTGACGGCATCAATCATCGTCGGCGTCGGGCTGCTCGTTGCCCTTGTTATAGGAGCACTGTGATGGACGCCAAGCTCTCCAAGGAAATCGACAAGATCGTCGCGGAGATGATGCCGCTTGTAGGCTCGGTGGCCCTGATGACTCGGGAAGACTACGAGCGTGCGATCTCTCTGGCCGCCGAGCGCGGTGCAATCGCAGGCTGGGTCCACGGGATGCGTACAGCCGCCAATGTCGCCAAGCAGGCGATGGAGGCGAAGGAATGAGCATCACCGCAATGAGACAGGCGCTGGAGGCGCTGGAATATGAGGCTAGTCGCGGTAATGACGATGCCTACAGGATTCAACGCGAAGCCCTTCGCACCGCCATCGCAGAGGCTGATAGAAAAAAGCCGGTGGCATGGGCAACAGACCTACATTTTGATGCCGACACAGAAATAATCCCCGCCAAGCAAAAGGGCCGACTTGGTACGGATGGAATGCCTGTTCCACTTTTCAGCGGCCCAACCGCAGCACAGCGCCAGTGGGTTGGTCTAACCGAAGCCGAGATTGCAGAATGGGACTACGACACCCGCGATGTCGTGATGGACATTGAGAAGCTGCTTAGGGAGAAGAATCATGGATAAAGACACAGGCGGTCCAGCGTTTCCAGTGCCCGACATTGACGGTGGCAAGGTCTGTGAAGGCATGACGCTGCGGGACTACTTCGCCGCCAAGGCGATGCTTATATATTTACAAGATCCAGATGTCCAAGAAATAGCGCGCCACCCAGATGCGATTGCTGAGTGGTGCTACGTCATGGCCGACTCTATGCTTAAAGCAAGGAAGCAAGCATGACCCACGAAGAAATCGTAGCCCTCTGGCGCGAGCATAAGGAGGTCCACTCCTTTGCAAGAGCCGTCGAGAAAATCACCAAGAGCGAATGCGCGGACGCGCTTGAGCAGAATGCGAAGAACTGCATCAACCCGCTGATTCGCGGCGTGCTTCAAGCCAACGCCAAGGATCTGCGAGAGGGCCGCCAAGCATGACAGCCTTCATCCAATCGTCGTGGGTCTACTTTGTGATGCAGGCCGCAATGGAGATCGCCGGCAGCGGCAACGCTGGAACAGAGTGGCTGATGCCGACCATCACGGCCATCTTCGCGCTCATCTCTTTGGCTTGCATGGCCGCGATTGCTTTGCACCTGATCTCGCGGGGCGGCAAATGAAGCTCTGGTCCTGGATCGTCGTGTACCTGATGATCGTCTTCACGGCAGGCGTCGCTCTGTACCTCTCAATCATCATCAAGCCGCCGCCGCGAGACCACCTCTGCGGCGTGGCGGAGATCAGCCCCGACATCACGCCAGCAGAGAAGGAGAGGTGCCGGATGCTCAAGCTCTATTCAACAGGAAAGACACTTTAATGATGTCGCTCTCAATGCACCAGTTCTTCATGCTCAAGCACTTCGCAATCGGATGGAAGTTCAAGCAGATCAACAACAGACCAGCGAGTTGGTGCTCGTACTGGTCGCTTCGCCGGCGAGGTCTGATCGGACCTGACAGCGCCGTAACGCAGCTCGGTTACGAGGTTCTCGCCAAGGAAATGAAACTAGCAGAAAAGAGGAAGGCAAAAAATGGCAGGAGAAAAGGGCAGCAGAATCAGGCAAGTCAGAGCAGCTCTACGCGCAGCGCCTGACGGTCTAACAGTCGCGGAAATCATTGAGAAGGTGCCTCGCCTCGACAAGGACTATGTAAGCAAGATCCTCAACTCAATGCCAGACGCCTACATCGACCGCTGGGTGTCGATCTACGGCGGTCGCTGGTTTCGGGCGGTCTGGTGCGTGGTAGTGCCGCCAGAAGATTGCCCGAGGCCGCATAGAAGAAACGAACCGGAGATTTACTAATGGAAGACTCAGAACGCAAGATCATGCGAGAGCACATCATCTTTCTCGGCACGCAGCTCGAGGCCGAGCGCAAGAAGAACATGGCTAAGAGCGAGCTGCTGCGCCGCTTCCTCGACCGCGAAGACCTTGGCTGGGCAGTAAGCGACGAGGTTCGCAGACTTGCTTACCAAGTCCTGACGGACGAGTACCTGCAAGATCGTCAGAGGGAGCGCCACTATGATTGAACTACGACCCTCAGCAGCCTCGCGCTGGATCGCCTGCCCCGCAAGTGCGCGCTTGTCCAAGGACATCCCGCCAACGCCATCCGGGGACGCCGCGCAAGCGGGGACTGCGATTCACGCGCTGGCTCAGGACTGCTACCTCTTCGGCGATGATCCGATGGACTCAATAGGCGTGACCCTTGAAGGCGTCAAGCTCGCCGAGTGGCATTGCCAGATGGCAGCGGACCATCTTCAATGCATCAAGGACATCGAGGACTTCGTCGGCCCGATCAATCTTAAGATCGAGCACAAGGTCTCGTACATCGAAAGCGAGAAGGTGCGCCTTCGCGGTACTGCTGACGTGATCGGCGCGTCAAAGGATAAAGGCGTACTCATCATCGCCGACCTCAAGACCGGCGCTGGCTACGTCGATGAGGACAGCGATCAGCTTAAGGTGTACGCGCTGGCCGCGATGCGCTCGATGAACTTGAAGCAGATCGACACGATTGAGCTTCATATCAATCAGCCGCGCACTGGCGGCGTCAGGGTCCACGTCATGAAGATCGACGCACTCATGGCCTGGGAGAACAATGTTCTCATTCCCGCCATCACCGAGGCCATCGATCCGAACTGCCAGCCTCGGCCATCGGAGAAAGCCTGTCAATGGTGCCCGGCCAAGCTCACCTGCCCAGCGCAGAAGGAGTCCTTCGAGATCATCGAGGCGCAGCCCAACGTCACCGCGATGACGAAGGAAGACATCAAGGCCGTGATGGTCAGGCTTTCCGATCAGCAGGTGAGTGATCTGCTGGACCGCGCGCCTGTCGTCGAGTCATTTATCGACGCATTACGCAAGCACGCCCTAGAGCGCATGAAGGACGGGGGCACTCTGCCTGGATGGCAGCTCGCGCCCAAGCGGGCAGCGCGCAAGTGGAAAGACGAGAAGAAGGCGAAAGTAGCACTTCTTGAGGCCGGAATCAATGAAGATCAACTCTATTCAACGGAGTTCATCTCACCCGCAGTAGTCGAAAAGCTACTGCAGAAAGAGCAGCGGGAGATTCTTGAAGAGCTAACCGTAAAGGAAAGCTCGGGAATCACCATTGCACGCGACGCATCCCTGCGTCAATAATGCCCGTTCACCGGGTCAACCTTAACCTTTGAAAGCGAAATGCGAAATGCTTAATCTCTCTTCTGGCGGCGGCTCTGGAAACTTCATCCGCTTCTCACCTCAAGCTAACGCCTGGACCAACAGCGACGGCAACGAGGTGCAACTGAAAAAGGTCGTCTTTGACCTCGACAACGTGCAGACCGGATGGCTCCTCCTCGGGGTCGGTGTGCGCGATTGGCAGCCCGATGTGGCCGTAGGCCGCAAGGGCGCGCAGCCCACACCCGAGCACAAGCGAGGCTTCCTCGTCAAGTTCTACAACAAGGAGCTCGGCACCGCTGAATGGTCGTCGAACGGCGTCGGCCCGAACATGGGCTTGGAGCAGCTCTACGTCAAGTGCATGGATGAGCGCAAAGCCCTGCCGCTGAACGAGTCCCTCTTGCCTGTCTGCGAATACAAGGGCAGCAAGATGGAGAAGATCGGCAAGGGCACTACGCGAATCCCGCAATTCGAGGTGGTGAATTGGATTGCTCGGCCCGCGGGTATGGATGCCGGCGGTGGGGCAATGGAGGAGGAGTTTTCCGAACCAGCACCTACACCCGCTAGGTCACCTGCGCCTGTGGCGAAGACAGCAGCGCAGCGGGCGGTCGAGGAAAACGAAGACGAGATGTTCTGACATCAAGTCACGAGGAGGCCGGGGCCAGATGGTCCCGGTTTTTTTGACTCTGAAAAAAACTCAGATGAACAAAATCGAATTTGGAGACTGCCGCGACACCATGCGGCGATGGGCAGGCGAAGGCGTGAAGGCGCAGATGTGCGTGACATCGCCTCCTTACTTCGGTCTGCGGGATTACGGCCACGAAGGGCAGATCGGCCTTGAGCAGACACCAGAGCAATACATTGCCGCAATGGTCGAGGTGTTCCGTTGCGTGCGTGACGTGCTGGCCGACGATGGGACGCTGTGGCTGAACATTGGCGACAGCTATGTCGCTACCGGCGGTGAATACAAAAACGGCAGTCAAGGCAAAACATCAATCGTCGGTAAAACGTCGCCAGAAAATGTCCCTGGTTTTGGGCGCGTGGCACGAAGGAAAGCGAT